CCAGGGCGACAACCGCTTCAAGAATGCACGTTCCTTTCTCGTCGAACTCCGGGTCCACAGTCGGATCGGGTAATTTCAGTTCGCCGCGCAGCTCGTTGGCGTGTTCATCCAACCAGACCAGCACCAGGGCATAAACCAGACCTGGCGAATACTTACGAAACGGGAAGTTATCCCACGACAACCGGGCGTTGTAGGTCAGCACGCCGATCCGCCTTTGGTCGTTTCCCATGGCCTTTGCGCTGCGCATCAGCTCGCAATCATCCATCGAACTGGAAAACATCTGCATGGCGTCTGCTGGCAGGTTTTCAGTGATAAAGGCCGTCAGGCTTTCCAGCTGGCTCATATCAAATGCACCCCCACGCGTGGCATTTGCAGCATGTTGCGCATCACGTTGGCCGCTTCGGCCAGCAGATTGGCGCGGGTGTCCTGGCTTTCCTGTCCTGGGTGCGACTCACGCCGCCCGATGGTGGCAAACTCACCCAGCAGATCGGCTTTAGCGCGGGCGTAGACGGCTTTTTTGTACTGGGCCGTTAACTGATTTTCGTCGCCCATTTTTGCGCCTGGTACATCTGCGGCACGTTCGCAGCCCTTGCCATTCCAGTGCGTGACCACGTCGGCCAGTGTCGCATTCACCTCTGCTATGGACGCCAGCAGGGCCATGCCTGCGGTATCGGATGGCAGATCCGCAGGCAGGTTGCGTGCCGTCTGAAACTCCGCCAGATCTAAATCAGGCCAGAATGTCACGCCGTTGGTGATGGCGGTCGGTGTGACCTTCACCGGCCTGCCGCTGATGCTGAAACTTGGGCCGCTCATCGGTTACACCTCGTTATGCAATAAAAACGGGCTAACGGGATCCATAGCCAACAACCCAAAGGGTTGATGCCTCCCCCGCGCCCGTCCCGGCTTGCGGGAGTCGTTATTGCTGGATCAGGCTGTTAATCCGGGCGCGAACCTTCTCGCGCATGGTCTTAACACCGGCGTTTTTGTTGTACGCCTCCGCCTGGGCTAACAGGGCGTCGGCCTGCTCCAGCGTGTCCACATCATCCACGGCAGTGGCACGGGGTTTGCCAGATTCATCGCGCAGCAGGTAAAGACCGGCGAACTTGAACCACTTCGCATTAATCTCCTCATGCAAACGCCACTTTTCGCGGATGTTTTCAAAGGTGCGGCTGAAATAAGGTTCAATGCTGTGACCGGCTGCCGCTTCATTCGTCGCCCATTCCAGCACCGTGTCTGCCACGAATGCGGGGATTGTGCTTTTGAAGTTCTCCGGCGTGGCCTGGCTTTCGCTGATCGCCACGTCTGCCCAGTCCAGCGCCTTGCTCATTTCCCCCGTGTCGAACAACCAGATCACGCAGTAAACCAGGACCGGATTTGCGAAGCGGGCATCACCGGCAAGGTATGACTCGACGGTCGGCATCCAGCGCGGCAAAAGAACATCGCGTTTAAATTCGATGCGGTCTTCGGTGCGCGGCAGGCTGCGAAGTCGTGCGACATCGCTTTCCAGCTCCAGCTTTAGCAGGTGGAAGCTGACCGGCGACGCGGTCAGGGCTTCTTTGTTATCCAGCGCCTTAGCGGTTTTCACGCGTGCGCGGTGTCGCTGACACGGGGACATAGCCATTTTTATTCGCTTCCTTCCGGTGGGGTTTCGCCGGTCGCCAGGGTGATTTTGTCGAATGCCGCGTACAGCTCGTCATGCTCGACGCCGTAACCCTCCATACGCAGGTAGTTATTTTCAAAACGCTTGCGATCATCGACCCATTCGGCCTTGCGCTTACGCGTGCCGCGCTGGGTGTAGATATGCAGGTTGTCCAGCGTGGTGACGACCAGACGCCCTTCCGGCATAAACGGCGGGGTGTACACGGTGCGGCCAGCAATCTGGCGGCCAATCAGCTGCGCGGCGACCTTTTCAGTCGGGCGGTCAATCTTGTTCATCATGGTGGTGGCGTCGTTGCCGATAAGATCAGCGGAAGCCAGCACAATCAGGCGCGGGTCATTACGGAACGGTTCATAAATGCAGTTGTGAACCAGGTCGGTGACTGCCGCATCCAGACCGATGAAGTCAGCGCCAGTGCCGCCGATAGTGACTTCGTCAGAAATGATTTGCGCAGTGGAACGCGCTTTAACGATCTGATGCCAGCCGATGTTGACGTCTTCGCCGTTCGGGTTGGCCTCCGGATCGGTATCTTCTGCCGCGCTCGTACCGTTGAACGCTACGCGCAGCATATCCAGCGCAAAAGACTCATTGCTGAACGCCTGGATGCGCTGGAAAAACTCTTCCTCGCTACCCGCGTTCGCCCAGACAACCAGCAACGAATAAGGCAGATACGAACCGGAATCCGTTTCGACCAGTTTGTATTCGTTACCCGTCACGCCCAGGGCGCGAGAGAAGCGGCCGTCTTTCTTACGACCCGTATAGATACCAGGCTTGCCGGTACTCACCACCTGGCCGGTGACCTGGTCAACGTCCAGCACGTTGGGCAGCAGTTGCAGGAATTCAGAACTTTGCAGCAACGCATTGCGCAGCTGGGTTTCTTTCGGATCGGTCAGCGAGAAGAATTTTGACGTGTCCACCTGGCCGTTGGCTTTCGCCAGGCCTGCGGCAAACTTGCGCAGCATCTGCTCTGCTTTTGGTGTTAATTGCATTTCGTTTTATCCCTGGAAAGAAGATCGGTTAAACAAATTCAAACGGTTTGTTGCCGCCGCCTGGTGCGCTGCCCGGTCGCTGGGTTCCGTTGCTTTCCATCGCTGACAATTTCGTCATGATGGTGGTCAGCTGAGTGGTCAGGTCACCAATCTGATTACCAGCAGACTGGCGACGCGTTGAAAACTCACGGCGGCGACTGCGGCCACGCTGGCGCTTATCCGGGGTCACGTTGAATGCTTTCATGGCTTTAGCCAGGTTGGCTTTTGCCACGCTGAACTCTGCCGCTTTGACTTCGTCTTCCGGGTTCTCTGCCACTTCCTCGGCAAGCTCGGCCACTTCGGTGGCGGCATCGGCGATCTGGTCAGCAATAGCTGCCACCTCTTCGGCGGCCTGTTCCGGCGTATCAACGCCGTCAGCATCACCACTGGCAGCGTCTTTTCCGCCTTTCGCTAATTCCAGCAATTGCTGGAGGAGGGCTTTTAACTCTTCCATCTTCTCTTCCTCGCCCTCGTTGGGCTTGTCGGTGTTAGGTTCTGGTGTTGGTGTAAACTCTTTGCGTGTCGAAAATAATTTCGACCAGAAAGAATCTTTTTTATCGTGCTGACTCGTCTGCAATTTACCCAGGCTGAATGTTTCCAGGCTTCCGCGTTCCGCGTCTTTTTCTTCGCCAGCTAAAACAAATTTAAGTTTTTCCGTTCCCAGACTTGCCGGAATATCGGTAACAGCCAACCCGAAAAGATATTCACGGCCACTGCCCGCAAAATCAGTGACAAATTCCGCAGACGTAAAAAGCTTTTGCCCCATGCGATTGGCATCAATCAAAAATTGATTCGGAATTAACTGGGCATAAAGTTTGGTGACATCACCTTCCGTTTCGACTTTTAGCGCGTCCACTTCGCCCAGATTGCAGGTGAATTCACGTTCGCCAATATCATATTGCGGATGATGCGGCCAAATCATTGCCGTGTAGGTTTTGCGGGTGTAAGTTTCTGCCGCATCAATCAACCATTGCGGTTCAATGGTGCGACCGTCCACGGCCTGTCCAGACGTGGCAATACATAACCAATCAGTGCGGTAATGAGATTGCGGCATAACTGACCTTCGTTGATGAATATAAATAACGATAATGCGTTCGTGGTGGTCAGTATTGCCAATTAAATTAAACGGCGCGACCGCTTTATTTCTGATGCATTCGGTTATAAGTGGTTAGCCACCTGTTGCCGAAATTTAATTATCTAAATGGTTAAATAATCCCGTCATAATAGCTGAATGGCTAAATACTCCGATGAATTAAAAGAAGCGGCCCGCACGCTTTATATTAAAAGCTGGTCGCCGAAAGATATCGCGCAGGAATTGAATATTCCACCGCGTACTCTTTACCACTGGGCGGATGTCGGGGAGTGGGGATCCCTGCTGCCTGCTGAATCAGTGGAAAACGTCATCGCCCGCCGCATTGACCGGCTGACCAACCGTGATAAAAAAACGGCGCTGGAACTGGAAGAACTGCGTGACCTGGTAGCTCACCACGTCAAACTAATGGCGCAACGCAACAAGCACGCCGAAAAGTTGGCAGAAATTCAGAGTCAGAAATCAGCCGGTGACGGTGACAGCGTTAGCCTGGGCGGAAAAGGCGGCGAAACCGGGGAGTGTAAACGCCGGTATAAGAAAAACGATGTATCCGGCATCACGCCCGAAATGCTCGACACCTGGGCGCGGGAACATCTTTTCGATTACCAGCTGCATTGCCGCGATCACAAAGATGAAGACTGGCGCTTTATCCTGAAAAGCCGACAAGTCGGCATGACATATTATTTTGCATGGGAGGCGTTCGAAGACGCTGTCGTCAGTGGTGACAATCAGGTTTTCTTCTCCGCATCCCGCGCC